ATGGAATATATAACTAATAACAAAATAGGTCTTACCTATAGTGAATATGTTGACCTGTTTGGACTGGACTCTTATAAGAATGATAAGCGGCGTAATAACATCACTGTCCATGGACTGGGAGGGAATGGCCGTAAAGTATATATCGAGTATGAAACCCTCAAAGAAAACCGTAAAGAAGTAATCAGGGCGAAATATGGAAACCCATATGAATACCTGGCTAAAACTCCTGTCCTGAACTTAATCAACTGGGATTATGAGGCACAAAAATTCTATGAACATTACGTATTGCCTAATGGATTAAAACTGCCAGCTTGTGATAAAGATATCAATGGTAAAAGACAGATCAATTATGTAGACCGGTATACCAGAGCTGCCAGCTGGCTTAATATGCTCGCCAGTTTTACAAATGATAAAAAGGCAATCAAACGAGAGTTAAAAATCAGCTTGACTGTATTTTGGGATATCGTTACAGAACTGATCCGTAAAGAGGAGATTGGGATACCAGGCAATGCAAAAAGATTAAGAGAAAAGCTCAGGCAATATCAGGAGTTAACAGATCCCGCACATCAATATGAACTCTTGATAGAAAAGTTCAGGTTTGGGAATGAAAATGCGAAAAAGATTAAAGGAGAAGCTGCGGAAGCTGTTTTATTGAAGCTATTGTCCGATCCCAGAAAGCATGATTATACTGTGGTCGCAGCGGCCTATAATAAATTTGCGGAATCAAACGGTCAGCATCAGGTTACACCGGGAGCAATTGGCTATTTCAAAAACAGAAATGAACATATTCTGTCCGCATCCAGAGAAGGAAAGAAAAATGCTTACAGCAAATACAGTAAACATATACAAAGGGACAGGGCTTCAGCACCACTTCTGTTTGTCAACGCAGATGATAATTGTTTAGATCTGTTTTTTGAGACAGAGACATGGACAGAAACCGGAGGTACAAAGAAAAGTAAATACTATCGCCCGATGCTTTATGTGATTACTGATACTTATAACGATTATATACTAGGTTATGCTTTTGGAGATCGGGTAACGCATGAATTAATTTATGAGGCTTTTCGTAATGCAATGAACCATATCCAGGTATTGACGGGTAACTATTATTTGCCACATCAACTGCAAACCGATCGCTGGGGACTTGACGTTAAGCTCAAAAACAAACTGGCTGAATTTTATAGCAAGGTAGCCATATTCACTCCACAGGCCCATGGTGTACCGCAGGGAAAATATATTGAAAGGAGTTTTGGTGTAGAGTGGCATCAGGTGCTCAAAGCAATGCCTTCTAATAATTATGCAGGTAAAAATATCACTGCTAAGGAGCGCCTGAGTGCTGAATATGTAGTACAGGCTTCAAAAGATTACCCTAAAATAGAGGAGATGCCGGCTATCGTGGAAACATTTATCAATGTGATGCGCATGAAGCCCAATCCTAAATCTGGCGTAAGCAGACAAAAAGAATGGCTGGAGGCATTTAATGCTTCTGAAAAAAGTAAAGTCAAGCTTATTGATACCGCTTTGAAACTTCAGTTAATGGGTAAAAAAAGGGCGGGTGAACCACTCACGCTCACCGCAAGCGGATTAAGGCCAGTATTAGAAGGGAAAAAGATCAGTTTGGATATTCCTGACCAGATAATTTATGAACATCATGGTAAAAAAGTAGAGGTAATTTATGATCCTCAAAATCTCAGTGAAGTCTTAATTACGGATGGCAAGGGACTGAGGTTTGTTGCCAGTCCTTATCAAAAAGTCCCTGCTGCTATCGCCGATTACCAAACAGGCGACCGGGAAAGAATCGGAAGTTTATTTGAAGCTAAAAAGCAAATAGGTGCACTTTTAACGCAAACACTGGAACAACGCGTAAAGATTTTAGATGAAATCCTTATAGATCCCCAAAGTCTTTTACAAGCAGGTGTGCTGATTAAGGATTTAAAACAGGGAGCAGAAACACTTTATCTGGAAAGTCAATATCAGGCCGTACTGCTCAGACCAAAGCATAAGATCTCAGCTAAACAAGTAACAGCAGGAAAGGTGGTAACACAAGAACAAGTGGTAGCACAAGAACTAGTAACAGCACAACGAGTAACAACACAAGAGCCGGAAGCCGAAGAGGAATTAAATCCTTACGACTTCTATTAACAAAAAAAGCCGCCTTTGCAGAGGCGGCCATTATAAACATTTTAAAACGACAAAATGAATATGCAAACAAAGCAACGAATTAAAAATGACTTATCCCAGAGCTGGATCGTGTCCAGGGATACGCGCAGAATGAAATTAATAGAAAAAATTTATAAGGACGCTAAGAATTACAGTGAAGTTTTTTGTATTGTAGCAGCCGAAGGAAGTGGCAAATCAGAACCAGCCAGACTTTTTGCCGATCAGCAGAATGTATTTCTGATCAAATGTAAAGAGCATCTGAACCGTAAAACATTTTTGGCTGATTTATTAACGGCAATGGGTAAAAATAGTGGTGGTTATAGTGTTTATGAAATGATGTCTGCCATTCTTGAAACCATTTTAAGTGTAGAAAATCCGATAATCATCATCGATGAAGCGGATAAGATCAGTGATCCGCTGCTTTATTTCTTTATCACGATCTACAATGAAACCGAAGATAAGTGCGGGATTGTTTTACAGGCTACAGATCATTTGAAGAAGAGAATTCTTAAAGGCGTGTCCATGAATAAAAAAGGGTATAAGGAGATGTACAGCCGTATCGGCAGAAAGTTCGTTGAGCTTCCTGCCAATAACCAGGGTGAGTTAAAAAAGATTGCGCAGCTTAACGGGGTTTCTGATGATTTTGAATTAAACCGCATTGTCAATGAGAGTGAAGGAGATATCAGGAGGGTAAAACGATTGGTTCATGCTTATAACAGGAAAGGAGGGCAGGCGATATGAAACCAGTACAGATAATGGAAATGGTCGCAGAAGTTTGCGGAGTCACTATTGCTGATATGCAAGGCGCAAGCCGGTTACCTGATATTTTGTTTGCAAAATATATTACCGTGATGATCTTAACAGAAGATCAGACAGCCGATAGTGAGATTATTGCTTTGTTCCCTAAGCACAACCGGATCGGTATTTTATACCACTGCAGAGACGCTTTTAATGACCTGATTTTATACAACAGGCTTTTTAAAAACTGGTATCTGGAAAGTATCAAAAGATTAGGTGATGATTAACGGTAATGAAGAAAAGCTCCGGAGGGAGTTTTTCTTCATTTAATAACTTTTCTTTAATTTATACTATCCAGTAAAGACATTTGTACTACAATGATCAGAGGCAGCCAGACACTTACTTCAATTTTTCCACCAGCCTTCGAGGCTGATGCCACCCGGAAAGGGAAACGCAATATCTATGCAACAGAACGCAATGATTGTATGGCCCACCGTTTTTACTATTATTACCATATCCTGAAAAAAAGGTTTGATGTGGCGGTTGCAGATATGGAAAAGGAATTCTTTATCAGTGGCAGTACCATTATCAGCTGTTTGACCGAAGGGGATGCAAATTTAAAAGAAATTGTGGCCCTGTCACCCGACAAGACCACATTGAGAAAAAAATATCCGCACCTGAACTGGCAGTAATTACTGTGGGCTTTTCTGATAACCTGTCTTGAACAGGAACCTGAATACGACAAGCCCGTCCAGCCTTGGTTCTTTCACCAGGGACTTACATTCCCAGCGGTTCATTTCCTGATCACCCCATCCCTGAAATTTCGCTTCCAGGGCTTCCTGGATATCATAAGGCGAAATACTAATATCCTTCCCATAATCCAGTGCCAGGCGCAAACTAATCTCACAGTCGCAAACCTGCTTTGTGGCCGTTAGATTTTTGCGGACGGGCTCTGAAATAGAGAAGGCCACAAAGGGGAATTTAAGTAACGCAGTTTTGTCGCTTTGTTCCAGCTGTCCATAGTCTTCTTCGAGCTGTTTGATTGAAGGCAATTCTTTGAAGCGCTCCAACATTTTTAAATAAACTTTCTTCATTTTTCTGATTTTAAGTAAGCTCTCCGGGGTTGGTCCAGCCAACCCGTTTAAGCGTAATAACAGTTCAAAAATCGCTACTATAAACAGGGCAAAAAAACCGGGTAATTCTATCATGGTAATTACTGCTATATAAACTAAAATCTGTGCTATGATGGTTTTGCGGCGTTTTTTTAGGGTTTTTTTCTGCTGTACGTTTGTATCATAATCGAACAGCAAATGAGAAAACAACGACTAAATACCCTCCTTATAACAAGACTTCAAATTGTACAGGCTAATGCAGTTTTTAACCAGAATGCTTAGCTCTTTTGATTACCACAGCTGGTTAGAATTAGGTCAGAGTTTATGGCCGACGACTAAATACCGCTTAACCATTGCCAGTATGATGTTTAGTGTCATGTTTCCTTTGATAGACCGTGTTTTTGGCCTGGATACTTATGCTTTTGCCCTGTTGATGCTGGTGTTCATGGCCGAGGTTACCAGCGGGGTAGTCGCAGCACATATCCGCAAAGAGGGGATCAGCAGCATGAAGCTTAGCCGCTTTAGTTTCAAGGTCTTTTATTACCTGGTTTTGATTGCGCTTCCCTATGTGATGTCTCAAAGTTTTAAGGCGCACCAAAGGGCAGCGGCAGGGCTGATGTTCGATTGGCTGCACCTGTTTCTGCTCTCGCAGATTCTGCTTGAAAATGTGGTGAGCGTACTTGAAAACCTTGCCGTGATCAGTGGGAAAGAGAAGACCCATTGGATTAGTAAAATACAGGATAAACTTAACAATCTGATATCATGAGCGGTGTAAATAGAATAATTGAAATAGCAGGAAGCTATTTAGGGAAATTGGAACTAAAAGGTAACTCAGGCTTTGGAGACGCTGTTTTTGAACAGCAAATGAAGAACGTGGGCTGGTATAAAGGTGCACCCTGGTGTGCGTTCTTTACGAAGCTAGTCTACAAGGAAGCTTATAGTGGACATCAAAGCTTTAAGTCAATCGTGAACAGCTGCTGTAGTGGCGGAGCGCTGCAGACCTTACGGAATCATGAAAATAACGGGACTTTTCCTGTCGGGGAAACACCCAAACCCGGGGCCATTGTAATCTGGCGGATGGGAAGGAGTAAAAGTGGTCATGCAGGAATTGTCATCAGCGTTGATCACGCCAGAAATACAATGACAACTATTGAAGGAAATACCAACGCCAGTGGAAGCAGGGAAGGGGACCGCGTGGCGCAGAAGCTACGGACTATCACCAGGAATTTTAATGAAAGCGGGCTGAACGTAGAGGGCTATATCTATGCGGCAGAGGTGTGGTGAGGCAGAATGATAAAAGAAAGAGCAAATAAATAAACGTGTATTTAAAAACCAAAAATGAGAAAAGCAATGTATTGAATGTAACCTGAAACTTGACTGAAGTTGTCGGCAGATCACTTTAGCAACAAACAAAAATGTCCATTAAAAAAGAGCTGAACAGATGTGTCAGCAATTAAAAACACACAGGGGTAAGACGAAAGTCTGATCCTTTATTAAAAATTAAACCCTTAAAAACCAATATTATGTCACAATTTAGTTTAGATATTAAATCATTAAAAGTAGGAAATTTAGAATTAGATGGTGATGCAGCCAAAATTTTAACTTCTCCAGGAGAAATCAAAGAAAACACGGTAAAAGTTACCCAGGCTGATGCAACGCAGACAAAAATTAAAGCTGCGGGTAAATCTCAGCCTGTTATCGTGATCAACGAAGATGGAGACATCACCGTTGAGTACGACATCATGACTTTTGATGTAGAAGTAATGCAGAATTATATGGGCGGTTACCTTACAGGGACTGCGCCTAATAAGATCTGGAATAAACCTTCTAAGTCTCCAATTATTGAAAAAACTCATGAAATTGTAGATTCTCAGGGTGCGACCTGGTTATTCCCACGTGTTCACATTTCAGCAACGCTTGTTGGTGTTTTCAGTCCTACAGATGTTAACGTTATCCGTGTAAAAGGTACGGTGTTGGAGCCTGCTAAAGTTGGAGTGACTTCTGTAAGTTATGGTAATCCAGCATAAAAATGAATACGGTAGAGTTTAGAGCTGCCGAAACATTGCTGGACAGAGGTGTGGCGGTTCATTTCCCCGCACCTCTGTTGCTTCGGCTCTTTGGTAAAAAGAGAATAACAGTAAAAATACAAAGCCCTATGGGTGGGACGCTTGTACAGATTAGCAGTTATTATTTACAGCTGGGTCTTGATGTGGCCAAAGTAAACGAAATTCCATTTAATGAACTCGTAAGCAAGCAGCTCAGACACACCAAAACAATTGCTAAGCTGGTTGCCTGCGTTTTATTAAACGATCGTCTGCTTAGCCTGCTATTTACACCTGTACTCGCTTTTTATCTGATGAATAAGCTCACGCTGCGTGCCATGTGTACGGTCATGGAGATTGTTGTACTGCAAGGTGGAATTGAGGATTTTACACACATTATCAGCTTGGGGCAGACATTGAATATGATGAAGCCGAAGGTGAGCCAACAGATCAGTCATACGAGTTAAAAGCCTGTGGCTTAGATAGCGTATGGGGTGTAATATTTTCCATAGCAGAACGTACCGGCTGGACCTTTAAGGATATTTTATGGGGAACCAGCTGGATCAATATCAGGCTGATGTTAGCCGATGCCCCGACAATGAAACGTATTAAAAAGAAACCTAAAAAAGTTAGCGGTGATACACTGGCTGAACGATTGGGATTAAAATAACAAAGCAAATGAACGACTCAAATTTAGACATAACTTTCACTCTCAATTCTGCTCAGGTTGAACAGGAATTGAGAGCAACCCGTGAACGGATCAAAGGTGTTGGCGATGAGGCAAAAACTCAGGAAGGCATTTTACAACGCCTTGAACGTGCTGCTGCTATCTTCCAAAAAGGAATGATAGAAGCCACGGTTCCTGAAAATATTGATCGCTATAACCGTCGTTTGCAAGAAACACAAGCCGAAATACAGCGGCTAACCACACTTACTGAGGAGAGTGGCAGGGCAGGGCAATTAAGCTTTAGCGGTGTTCAAAATTCACTAACTGGGATGCTGGGTGAATTGCCTGCTTTTGCTAACTCGGCAGAAAAAGGATTTATAGCGGTTTCCAACCATATTCCGTCGCTGATTGGTGAGATCGGGAAATTAAAAAGCGCGAATGCAGAACTCTCTGCTGGCGGCCAGGATACTGTTCCTGTCTGGAAGCAGATGGCCGGCAGTTTATTTTCCTGGGGTGGGCTCTTATCTGTAGGGCAAACACTCTTAACCGCTTTTGGTACACAGCTTATTTCCTTTGGAATGCGGGTTTATGAGGGAAGTCAGGCATTAGATACTATTGCTGAATCCCAGAAAGTAAATAATGATATACAGGAGAAGGCAGTAAATGGCTATGCAAAAGAGTTTGCACATCTTGACATTTTAAAGAATGTGATCACTGATAAAACCTTGTCAATGAAACGCAGAAATACAGCACTGAAAGAATATAACAGTCTTGCAGATGCTGGAAATCAAATAGATATCATAAATATTAATAATTCCACATTAATTGAAGATTCTATCAACAGGCAAATCGAACTCATTCAAAAAAGGGCATTGGCCAAAGCGGCAGAAGGTGTGATTGAAGAAAAAGCACAGGCCTATTATAAAAAGAAAAGGGAATTCGAGGAAGACTATCCTGAATATTCTGATTCAGCTATTAAGGCTATACAGGGAAAGGCTTTTACCGCAATCAAAGCTCAGGGTAAGAAATTAGGTCTTAAAGATAAAGATTTTGATCCTCAGCAACTGTATTGGCAATCATCTTTACCCGAAGAGAATCTCAAGGAAATGGCTACCCAAAGGAAGAAATTTGCGATTCTTTTGGATCGTGGTACTATGCAAATTGTCAAAGAGGCGCATAATAAAGAGAATGCTATCCTTGCATCCAGAAATAATGAGAATGGAGGACATTTCTTTGCCAAATTAAACTTTAATGAACTTGGAAAGAGTAAGCAGGAAATGGATGTCGCTATTAAGGAGGGAGTTGGCTATATTAAAGATGCAAATCCTAAAGGCCCAGCAGTAAAAATTGCGCCTCCAAAAACAGCTATTTCTAAGTCTGATGAAAGTGAGTTTGCAGCTATTTTAAGCAGCCGTGAAGAGTTAATGGGTAAACTAGCCGATCTGGACAAAGAGTATGCGGTTAAAAGTCTCAAAACCGATGAAGCTGAGCTTACTGCATTAAAAGAGAAATTCACCAAATTCCGGGAGATTATCGTCCTTGAGAATAAGAAAATAGCTTCGTCAAAGAAAAAAGGTAATAGTAAGGCTGAACTTATTGATATTAAGCTGGTTGAACCCGTTGAAAAGCGAGCAGAAGAAGAATTGGCTCTTAAACAGGGAACTGATAAAATAAAAGCTGATCTGGCGGAGAAAAAACAACTATATGCCGATTATGAAAATTATAAAAAAGTTCTTGGGCAAGAGAAAGCTAATGAACGTTTTCCTAAAGTGAAAGAAGCTGGTAAAACTTATATGCAGGCCCTGGAAGAAGAAAAAGCAAAATTACCTGCTAAAGACCGGACTCCACTGGAGGGGGCGAAAAGCCAGCTGCTGGACAATGATATTAACCAGGAAAAAGTAGCACAGCAGAAGAATCTGGACGAATTATTAAAAGAGTTTCAAACTTATGCAGATAAACGTGCGGATATCGTAGCAAAATCTAAAGCTACTGTAAGCGCATTAGAAACTTCGGGAAATAAAGAAGAAGCTAAGCTGGCGCAGGAAAAAGGCGATCAGGAAGTGACTGCCGCTGATGAATCAAATGTCAAAAAATGGACTTCCTATAAAAACCTTTTTGATAACCTTGAGCAGATGAGTGTTCAAAGTACATTAACGGCTATTTCCTTGCTTGAAAAAGAATTGGGTGCTGCGACAATAACTACTGAGGCGAGAAAAAAGCTGGAAAAGGATATTTTCAAGGTTAAGAAAACAGTACAAACCGGAGGGGCAGATGAATTGATCAAACTTGCTGATAAACTTCGTGCGGTAGGTCAAAGCTTTAGTGGAATTAACGACAATATTGCAGCTATGATTGGTACAGTAGCAACTGGTGTTGCTGGTGTTGGTGATATCAAAAAGCAAGTTGCAGTTGTTAAAAATCCTGATTCTGGCACTTTAGATAAGCTAGGTGCAGGATTGGGGATTGCCTCCACAGCATTTGGTGTAGCCAATAGTGTAATGGGTTATTTTAAAGGCTTGAAAGCCGCCAAAGAAGCAGCAGCTAAATATATGAAAGATTATCAGGATGCTGCAGTGAAAGGGGAGCTGGAATACCAGGCATTAATCAGAAAAAGAGAACAGGATGATGTAAAGCGTGGTAAAACAAATTATCAAGGTATGATTGCTCAGCTTGATCTTTTGAAAAAGCAAAGTCCTGAACTACAAAAGGCTTACGATAAGGTTTTTACCTCAATTCAGGGACAGGAATTTGTTGAAGGAGTAGGTTCAAAACACGGTACATGGATCAGAAAGGCTAAAACCTGGGATATTATGGCCAGCCTCGGTGGAAGTGATTATGCGAAGTTGGAAGAACTTTATATGCAGGGTAAATTAAAGAACCAGGCTAAATCTGATTTTGAGGCTTTAAAGTCATTGCGTGAAGAATTGAAACAATCTGGTATTGACGTTGAAAATTTGCAAGAGCAGATTAGTGGGCTTTTAACCGGAACTTCCGTAGAAGGTTTATCAGATGTATTTGCTGATCTGGTAGAAGGAGGTAAACTATCTGCTAAAGACCTGGGTGATAGTTTTGAGAGCATCCTTAAGAAATCGATTGTCAATAGTTTCAAATATAACGTAGTACAAAAGGCGATGCAGCCTCTTTACGAAGAACTTACTGCTTTAACAGCCAATGGTAAGATTCCTTCAGAAGAAGAAATTCAAGGCTGGAAAGACAGAGCTAAGGCATTGGAGCTTAGTTTATCTGCGCAGTGGGATTCGATATCAAAAACTACCGGGGTAAGTTTTGAAGACAAGAGTTCTGGCGATAGTGGAATGGCCAATGCAATCAAAGGGATCACTGCTGAGGAAGCCAATTTACTTGCCGGTCAGTTTGGCGGTTTACGCCTTGCACAGATCGAAGGAAATGAACTGGCAAAACAAAATACATCCAGTATGTCTGAGTCTTTGCTGGAGATCAGATCTCAGACCCTTACTCTTAAAGAAATTGAGCTGAATACTGGCAGATCTGCTGATGTTGAAGAGAGGTTTTTACCTTATCTGATGAGCATCGACAGTAAATTAACGAATACTAACAACGCTACAAGAGCCGCAGGAATATAATATGGATTTTGCAATAAACAATCTTGATGTAAGACCAAACTACGGTTTGGAAATCGAAGACGCTTCTGCTTTATTAGGGCATGGTGACAGAAAGAACTCTGACTCATTTGATTATAAAGATGAGAACGGAGAGTATATAGATTTAAGTGACCCCAAGTTCGACGATCTGGAAGTGACTTTGAAATGCTGCATTGTGGCCGATAACCGTTCAGACTTCTGGCTCAAAAGGAATTCGCTTTTTAAGGAATTGCGTAAGCCTGGATATTCAAGTCTGACCGTAGAAGATCATGCGATGACTTACCAAGTTTACTTTAAAAAAAGCGGTAACTGGAAAAAACTGAATGAACTTGACAATGGTGGTAAAACTGCAATCATGTTTGATTTGACAATCAAAGTAAAATTTTTATAAAATGAGATACGAGATTAAAAGGACCAGTGGTTCTACAGAATGGCTCATTGCCAGTGTAAGCCCGACAGGTAAACAGAGCAAAAAAGCTATGGGAGAGAATGTGGTAGACTTTTCTTTCACGCTTCCCAAATATATTGATTTTAAGCTGATGGATTTTGTGCTGGTTTATGGAGAGCGTTATCAGCTCAATGTACTTCCTTCGGTAAAAAAAGTTGCAAAAAACAGCTTTGAATATAACATGCAGTTAGAAGCTGTATTCTATGATCTGGCAAAAGTTCAACTGCAGTTCCTGAATGTGCAGAATCAGCTTTTAGAACCATCTTTTACGCTCATGGGTAATGCAGGTACTATTGTTGGTTTAATTGTAGAAAATGCAAATCGCCATAGTGCTGGCTGGTCTGTAGGTACCGTGGATGATACTGGCTATAAAAATTTCACGTTCAATGCTGAAAATTGTCTGCAGGGATTGAACAGGCTGGCCCAGGAGTTTGAAACAGAATTCTGGATTGACAATAAAACTATCCACCTTCAAAAGCGGGAGCAAAGCAGCGGGATGTCTTTTGGATATGGTCAGGGAAAGGGATTATACAGTATCTTGAGAGGTAATAACAAGAACATCAATATCGTTACGCGTCTGTATGTTAGAGGATCTGCTCAGAATTTACCTGCAGGCTATAGAAATTCTTCAGGTAATTTATTGTTGCCTGGAGGTAAAACCTATTTTGAAGATCCTGCAAAAGTTGCTTTATATGGACTGATTGAAGCCTCACAGGTTTTTGATATCAAACCGGAACGCGAAGGAGTGGTTACTGCTGTTGTGCCAGGTAATGGTAATTGGAAGTTGTTTACTGACATTACTTTAGATTTTGATATCAATGCTGTTAAGCTTGATATTCCTTCGAAAGTAAGGTTCAATACGGGGCAGTTAGCGGGTTATTCTTTTGAAATTACAGCTTATAATCATCAAACCAAGCAGGTGACTATTAAAAAGAACGAAGAAGAAAAATCTATAGAGATGCCTTCTGATCTTTTAAGGCCTGCAGTAGGGGATAAGTATATTTTAATAGATATAGCTATGCCAGAAAACTATGTTTTAGCTGCTGAAAATAGGTTAAATCAAGCGTCTTCGACCTACTATGAAAAAAATAGTGACCCAACTTTAAACTTCGCTTACACGATTGACTGTGACCCGATCTGGTTTAAACAACTGGGCGTTCAAGTTACGCTGGGTAATACAGTGCTGATTACTGATACAGATATGGGCATCAATGGAGAAATCCGGATAGCTGCCTATAAACGTGATCTTCAAAGTGCTTTTAAATATGAGTTTGAAGTTACTGATAGTATTGGTGCTAATGAGATTATCCGCCAGTATGCGCAGCAGCAAAGAACATTACAACTGATCGAAAGCAGTGGCTTACTGGATATTAACCAGATCAGGAAAAACATATTTCTTAACCGTTTGTCTGAGCAGGATGGGTATCTGATGCTATCGGGAACTAAAACCAAAGCTGGAGTAGCAGATTATACCCCCGAAGCCGGGCATGCTTTAAAAGCAGATTATGCACCTGAATCCGGACATGCTTTAAAAGCAGATTATGCCAAAGATAGTGATCAGTGGGATGGCAGGCATTTTGATGATTTCATGAATCAGCCGGTGCGAAAAACGGATGCGGTTACATTTTTATCTGTTGTTGCTGATACAGTAAATAGCAAAGGTTATGTGAGTGGTTTTACAGGAACAGGCTATAAAATAAATCCTGACGGGAGTGCAGAATTTGACAATCTTACCGTGCGTAAGGAATTGAATGTAAATGTCCTTAATATACGCGAGATCACGGGTAGTGGGGGTAGCATCGCAATTACTAACGTGGCAAAAATCAAAGAGGTAACCGAGCATGCTGATTACTGGTCTTGTCAGATTAATACCGACGAAGGAACGATCGCTGTACAATTCAGAGTAAATGATATTGTACGCTGCCAGGTGTGGGATGGAAAACGTATAAAATATTATACTGCACGTGTCAGGGCGGTTAGTTCAGGTATTTTTGACCTTGATAAAGGTGGTAAAACTGGTGGAGGTATGCCGGCTGCGGGAGATAGTGTTTTTCAGTTTGGTAATACATCTGACAGCAATCGTCAGGGCTTGATATATTTAACGAATAGTGATACTGGTGCGCCTTATATTGATGTTTTAGATGGCATTAATTCAGATAATCTATCGGGTAAAACAAAAGTACGTCTGGGTAAACTTTCAGGGATTAGCGATGCTGATCTTGGAGAGCTGGATGGTTATGGTTTATATGCTGATCGCGCATTTATAAAAGGAAAAATAGTTGTTACTGGTGGAAATGCGGCTACCAACCAAAGTGTGGCAGATAAAATTGGAGCTATACAAATTGGGGGCGCGAATTTATATAGTGGCGGTAATTTCGATAAACAGCCTTTGTTGGAAGGGAAGTATAATTGCGATCCGGGATTATCGAGTGAATATGGAGGGATCTTACCAAGATTAGGTAACTACTTTTTATTAGCCGATAACAAAGGTCTGAATCCTATATTTTACTATCAAATGCCAAGAATTAACGTTGTTGGCAATACTCAGTATACCATATCTTTCTACTCTATTTCGCCTTCGGCAGCTAAGGGATTGAATATAGTTCTGGCATATAATGGAACTGATGTTCAACCGACTATTCCGATGACCTATACGAATACTGACTTTTCATGGGGAAAGAGAAATTCACTAACAATTTCAACCCCTGCAGAAGCTAAAACGATGGCGATCAGATTTGATATTAATTCGGCAAGTTGGTTTGTTTTAGATGGGCTGCAAGTAGAGATAGGAAATAAAGCAACTGACTGGAAACCGTCAGTTGAAGATCTTTCTAAAAATGTTACCGACAAAATTGATGCTATAAAGTTAGGAACCAGGAACCTGGTATTAGATGGAGCATTTAAGGATGGTTTAACTGGTTGGTATTCTAATGGGGGAAGCACCGAAGCGGTTATTATTGATGGTTTGCCAGCTTTAAAAATAATATCAGCTGGTATGTCAAACGGCGTATATAGTGTTGGAAAACTAACTGTACCAATAAAAGCTCATACAGATTATATTGTGTCATTTGATGTTAAAGGTTTAGATTATACAGGAGGAAATTACCTTTCAATTGGCTTAAATAGTGTTTCTAATGGTATATATGTTCCTGACAATCCAGTCTGGACCAGGGTTAGTTACGTCTCAAATTCAGGAGGAATAAGCGGGAATGATCCGTTGGTTATTTATGGGACAGGAGCAAGACAGGCGTTCTTCATCCGAAATTTGAAAATAGCGGAAGGTAATAACGGGGCTGATTGGTCACCTTCACCAGAGGATGTATCAAGAGAAGCCAACGCCTATACGGAACTAATTTCTACAAGTAAAGCTAATGCCGCACAAGCAAATGCATTATACGGGGCCAGCCTGGATGCGCAGGCAAAGGCAAATACTGCTAAAGACGCTGCAGAATTAACAGCGAAAGCGTTAATTGATTCTGTGAGTTTTGGCGGGGTAAATATGTTGAAGAATAGCGGAAATTTCACTACAACTGCTTATTGGAGTGGTTCAATTGTAGCTGGGGGATTTACAGACGGCTCGGCTTGTCTGCATTCCTACGATATTTCATTGGGTGATGTTTTTTACTTAGAGCCGGTAAGGCTAAAAAAAGGCACTGTGTACACGTGGTCGGGCTGGATTTATTCCGTAGGCTGGTCTGGTACAATAAATGACGTAGCACCATTCCATTTGTGGATAGGCGATAGTCCAAATACAACAAACTGGGGTTACACCATCCTCAGTGCGAATCAATCGGTAGCCCATCAAGAATGGAGATTCTGTTATCTCACATTTAAAACATCAGGTGTAAATGATAATGGTCTGTTATATATGCGACCTTATATCTATGGGTCTGGTGTTATTCATGAAGCCTACTGGGCAAAGGTAAAATTAGAAGAATCCAGTAAACCCACTTCCTGGTCACCAGCGCCTGAAGATGTGCAGGCGGCAATATCAAATGCAAATGATAAAGCAGTATCCGCACAGCAGGCAAATAATGATTTGACAGCCCGGTTGAAGACAATGGCTTATCGTGACATTGCTACTGCCGCAGCGCAAGGGGTGACTACAATAGATAATGGAAGCATACTAACTTTTTCCATAGATGCAGCATATATAAGATCGAATGTCATTAACGTTGGCTATATCAGCGGGCTTGATTTAAATTTTACTAAAGGTACGATAGGTGGGATTGTGATACAAAGTAATGCCATAACATCGGCTAACGGATTATTTTCAGTAACAAATGCCGGGCTATTAATAGCTACAAATGCTAATATTTCAGGAAATATAGCTGCATATGGTGGCTCAATAGGTGGGATTTTGATTCAAAATAATGCTATAACATCAGCGAACGGATTATTTTCGGTGACGAGTGCGGGAGCTTTAACGGCTACAAATGCTAATATTTCAGGAACAGTAAGTGCTACTGCTGGTTCGATAGGGGGGATCTTGATTCAAGATAATGCCATAACATCAGCCAACGGACTATTTTCCGTAACCAGTGCCGGGGTTTTAACGGCTGCAAATGCTAATATTTCAGGAACTATAAATGTAAATGCAGGTATTATCGGTGGTTTCAATATCAGGGATAGTTATATGGAAAGTGCGACCAATTCTGATGGTAATCGATTTGCATTGAATCCTAGTGGAGGGTATATGGCTTTCATAAATAATACAAATGGTTCCTTTGCTGGTATTGGTAACAATGTATTCTCGGCAACAGTTGGGGCTACCGCAGTAGCAAGATTTGAAAATAATAAGAGTAGTCCGGGAGGCCTTAATATCGGACTGAGGGTTTCTGCGACAGGAGCATCAAGCAACATTGCAATAGATATTGGAGATGGAGATATAAGAGTTGCCGGAGAAATTGGTCTGACCGGTTATTGCAGACTCTCAGATTATGCCAATCCTAATACTGGCAACTATTGGGGATTTAAAGTTACTAAAGGGATAATTGTAAGGGCAGGCCAGTTTAATCGGTTTACAAATGCCCCAATGAATTAACTATATAAAATATGAAAACAACTAAAATAGACTTCAAAGAAGTAGTATACGAAGATTTAGAAGGTAATAAGCTTATTATGCCTGATCAATGGGTTAAAGGATTTGGCAATACAATTTATATAGGTGGTGACATCCCTATGTCCGAATTGGGAAGTAAGATTTATCATTCGGATTCAGCTGCAAAAGTAGTAGAACTGAACATAGATGAGCTTAACCTGTTAATCCAATCAATTGAAATCACAAAAATGCTGGGTACTCCAGCGCACAAAGCACTGAAAATTTACCTGACTAACAAATTAGAAACTTTAAAATAA